AGGTCGTTTAAAATTTGTTTATGATCCGGTTAAAACCCCGAATGGAGGTGCTGAATATAATACTGCTTATACGACTATAGTTGATATTTCTGAAACTACTGATTTTACTATTACAGTTGGTTGGGGTCAAGATACGACCTATAGGGAGATGATCCCATTAGGTTTGTTAGCTCAATCAGTCTTTAGTGACTCGTCTCAACTTGTTTACTCTTCCGCAACCACAGGTTATGGAAATGGTACTCTTGCTGTTTACGTTGTCAATGAATTGACTGTACCTAATGATACCATAAATAATGACATTGAAATCAATGTTTTTGTCTCTGCTGGAGATGACGTTGAATTCGCTGTCCCGTTTTATGATATTTTAAAGAAAATGCGACTTACCAATTCTGTAGTGGTAATAGAACCACAGGGAGAAGAAGTGGTTATGGATTCACATCCGTTACATGCTGAAAACATTGATGTTTTAGCCAGTACTTCGTCTCTCACCGACAAAACTAATCTTGTCCATTTTGGAGAGAATATTCGTTCTTTCCGCCAGTTACTTAAAAGATACAATCTTTACGAGTTGGTTGCGCTTAATGCGGATCAAGGAACTGATGCTGAGTTTTATATGCAGCGTGTTCTTGAGATGTTACCAACAGAAGGAGGTTATACTTTGCATGCAGGGGATTTTACATATCCCCTGTTCCCACATCCTTATAAATATTGTTATATGACATTACTTAAGTATGTAACTGTTGCTTTTGGTGGATGGAAAGGTGGTGTCCGTTGGATGTTTGATGTAACGACAGGCCAACGCGGATCTGGTGGAGATAGATTTTCAACTACTTCCATCGGTCCATATCACGGTGCGGATCATAACTCAGATGTCCGTACCTCGCTCAATACGCTATGGTTTGATATGCAAACAGCATTGGGCAATAAGCTGTATCTGAATCTAAATGCAGATACACAAGGGCACAATGGTATTGTAATCCAGTCTTCTGATATCAATCCCATCACATGTGCCGAAGTTCCTTATTACAGTAGGTATAGATTTACACCAGCTAAGCAAAGGACCGACTATTCGTCGGTTGCTTTTGGTATGCCGGAGTTTGTCCAACATATGCACTACTGGGACGGGAGAGGACTCGGGGTCATGAAACTTTACTGCGCTGCCGCAGAAGATTTTACTTGTTTCTTGTACCTAGGTCCACCCGTTTTTTATATAGAGAACGTCATCCCTGACATGTAAATGTCCCCCGCTGCTTTTGCAGCTACCACTCGAGAGTCCGAGTGACGGTAAGGATGTAAAATTTTATCGTTGGCAAAGCGTC